CGAGAATCGTGCAAGAACTCCGTATATGCACACACCTTTCAAAGGTATCGAGGAAAATCTAGGAGAACGCAAACACCGACCACCTACCAAGCCCAATGATGTAGCAAAAGGGATGAAGACTTTAAATAAGTTAACGAATCCTGTACAGCATTATGAGGGGAACATCTTGAAATTGGCTATTGCTGATTATCAAGAACATACCCTTAATGCTATTCGTTCGGACCCGGAAGCCGCGGAGATATTGAGAATTTATTCTCAAGAAGAGGCTATGGATGGAATTGGAAAATTTGGTCTAGGTGGATTACCAAATGACACATCTGCTGGCTTTCCCATTCAGAAATCGAAGAAACATTGCTTAAAGCGAGATATTATGGATGAAACACTTGTCCAAGTACCACGTGAGTTCAATGAAAATTTCGATATTCAAAGCGAGATTGATCGCATTTTGGAGTGTTGGCGTAATAACCTCCGCTCCGAGGCGATATATAAAGCCAGTAGTAAGGTCAACGAATTGTTACCAGAAGAGAAAGCAATAGAAAAAGTAAGGAAGTTTTATGCAAGTCCTTTTGCTAATTTTGTTGCATCCCGTAGAGCGTTAGCGGGGATTCCACAAATCATGAAAAAACACTGGAAAATAACTGAATGTTTGGTTGGAATTAATCCATTGTCGAAAGAATGGAATGAATTTCATACCTATTTGACAGAGTACAGTACAAAGAATATGATTGCTGGAGACTTTTCTGGTTTCGATACGAGAATGGCGGCTCAGATAACAGCTGCCGCTGCGAAAATAATGGTCTCATGGTATCGAGAAGTTGGTTGTACAGAAGAAGAAATACGTCTGATTGAAGGCGCATTATCAGATATTGTTCATCCCAATATTATTTTCGATGGAGACCTGTACCGTTTCGCTAATGGAAATCCTTCAGGGAATCTCATTACTGTTCAATTGAATAGTATTTGTAATTCCATTATGATGCGATATGTATACTATGCTATGATGCCCAATATTAAGGAAAAGTTCGCTGAGAATATCCGATTGGGAACATATGGTGATGACAATGCTATGTCCGTAAAGAGACATTGTTCATGGTATACACATACCGCCTGTCAAAAGGAATTTGAGAAGTTGGATATTGGGTACACAATGGCAGATAAGGGGGCTGCATCACGACCTTATATTGGAATTGAAGAAATTTCATTTTTAAAACGAGGATTTGTGAAGCATGAAACTCTTGATATCATTGTTGCACCCATTGAGGAAGATTCCATATTGAAAAGGTTTCATTGGGTTAAGAAACCGAATGATACACCTTTATCTTTTTCAGAACAATTTGGAGCATATACAGATGGTGCTCTTCGTGACAAGTACCTGTATGGGCGCGAGGCTTACGAGGAGTTTAGCCAAAAATTGCGTAATATAGTTGAACTGAATGAAGATTTGAGGGGTGTCATTAATTTCATTCCTTACGATGAAATGACCCAAATTTTGAAACCCGATTATTCTGATGATTATGTTAACAAGAATGTGAAATTGTTTGCAGAATCGTCGGGTGTCTCACCAGAGGAGTTAGAGTTCGATTTTTAATTGGGCTCAATTCTTCTATAATTTTGTCTTTTCACCCCAATTGTAGATATTACTCCAAGGAGAACAGAGAGGGGGCTTTGTATTGATTACGGATAAGAATCGGTTTGTCACTTTTTCTTATAACGCTTGCAAAGCAGCATTTTTTGACACACAGGTGTTGCAGTTTAACCAACTGTATCATCTTCTAAAACTCAGAGGTTACTAATTTTGAAATGAATAAAATTTATTATAGATGTTATATGTTATGTAAAAGTTTGAGTATGTTTTTCGCAACAATCTTCACAATTTTGAGTTTCTTAGCTTCGGCTTTGAACCATGCCTGTTTTGTTGAAGATTTGTTGTCCAAGACATCTGCAGTACGTTGTGGTGCAGAGCGCTTGGTTGGGATGACCAAACAGAGATTTATGGATCGTTTAACTTGGTTAAAATGCCTGTTGCGGTTCAATCTTTCTAATTGGTACGATCGTAAAACTTTTGAGAGGGTATCCCAGACATTAGAGATGTTGAAACTTGATAATTCTAATGGTTCTATTCGGAAGCAGCCTTATTGTGTGCTTTTAACGGGATATCCAGGTTGTGGTAAATCCAGCTACGCTTTACAGATAGCTACTGCTTGTTTGCGGAGTAGGTATGGTATTGCCCATCCAAGTGATATAGTCACGTTAAATGAAACGGATGAATTCCAATCTGAATTTCGCTCTTCCCATAAGGTTGTAGTATTTGATGATTTGGGGGCCGAAAAGGTTCGCCCTAATACTATCAATCCTTGGCGGAAAGTGATCGATTTTGTGAACAATATTCGTAAAACATCGTTGAATCCAAACGTTGAAATGAAAGGACACGTTTATATTGAACCGGATTTAGTTGTGATAACAACAAACTTAGACAATGGTTTCCAAATAGCAGATTTTATGAATGCACCTGGTGCAATCTATAGACGCTTGAAACAGATCATCTTCTTGGAAGATGGTTACACAAATGCGAAGTTATACACTAAAAGTGTTGGATCTGATTCACCAAATAAACGGGTATGTGACTACGTAACAGCATGCACGTTGAATACTGATACGATGGAGCGCAAGGAATTAATTGATGTTAT